GGCGGGGCAGGGGGATCAATCGAGGAGAATACCGAGGTCCGCAACGCCGCCCTGCCGCGCATCATCGGCCTGTCGCATGACACGGTCGGCGGCACGGTTACGGGCAAGAAGGATGCGCCCAAGCTGCACCGGCCGGTGCCATGGTATGAGCCGCCCGCCACGGGGCAGACACCGGCCGAGGTGCGCGCGGAGGCTCTCGCGCAGATCGTCTCGCCCTAATGGCAAGCGTCACCCAGATCGCCGAACGTGTGCTTCGGCGACTGGGTGTCGTCGTGGTGCCCGCGGCTGACCGGCCCGCGCTCAACACGCAGGTGTCCACGGCGACCATCGCCACCAACGCGCTGATCGAGCTGGGCGTCATCGCCACAGGGGCCGCACCGCTCTCGCAGGCGGTGGTGGTGACGGTGGATGCGATTGCCACGCTGGCGCTGACGAAGCTCGGCGTCATTGCGTCGGATGAAACGCCGCTGACGGCCGACATGACGCTCGCACAGGCGGCCGTGGCGGCGGTGCATGCCAACCTGGTGGCGCAGGGGCATGTCGATTGGGTGGCAACCGCCATCACCAACGCGGTGTCCGAGGAGTATGCGGGCCTCGTCGCCATGCACCTCGCACCCGCTTTCGGCAAGGCCGCCGACCTACAGACCGTAGCGGTCATGGAGGGCCGCATCGCCACCGTGGCGCGGATGATCCGGGCGCAGAACCTGGCGCTGTCCAAGGTCAACCAGGTCCAAGCCGGGCTGATCAGCCAAGGGCTCGTGAACTACGAGAGCATCAGCGTGCCGGTGGCCGTCTCCGAGGCATACACGCGCCTGACCGCGCTGATGCTGGCGTCGTCCTTCGGCAAGGCCGCCGACCCGAAGGAAGTCGCGTTCTACGAGGAACGGGTCAAGCGCGCGGCGCGGATCGCACGGGCACCGGAGGACGCCGAGGAGGCGGTGATGTCGGTGCATGACTCCATGGTGGCGCGGGGATTGGCGCGCTGGACCGTGTTCGATATCCCGGCGGCGGCTGAAATGCCCTATGAATTGCTGGCCGCCAATCGCCTCGCGCGGCTGTTCGAGCAACCCGCCGATCCTGGGGCAGAGGTTATTGCCACCCGGCAGCTTGCCCAGATCATACAGTTGGACAGCTCGGGCGAGCGGGTCCGGGTGGAGTATTTCTAGGTGACGCCCGGCGGGTTCGATGACGGGCTCGACTTCGGGGCAGGCATACCGCCCCCGGAAGCAACGCCCACGCCGCCGTCCCAAGCACCATCGCCGATCCACACGCCCGACGACGATCTCGACTTCGCGGGCTACCCGCAGCCGCCCGATGTGCCGCCCGATCCCACCGGCGAGGACTGGCGCGGCCAGCCCGGCGAGGACGGCCCACCCGGCCAACCCGGCCCGCAAGGCCCGCAAGGCGTCCAAGGCGATCCCGGCGCGATCCTCTCGGCCACCGCGCCCACCGCCAACCTTGGCGCGCTGTGGTGGGATACTGTCGGTGGCCAGCTCTACGTCCGATATAACGATCCGAACTCGACCGCATGGGTTGCCGCGTCCAGTGCCGCGCCTGGCAGCGCCGGGGGAGGCGGCACTCCGAGCGATGCGCTACCGGCGATGGATGGAACCGCCGCGCCCGGCGTCCTGGCGCTGTATTCCCGCGGCGACCATGTGCATCCCACGGACACGTCGAGGTATGCAGCGGCTAATCCATCGGGCTATCAGACCGCCGCCCAGGTGACGACCTCGCTGGCGCCTTACGCGCTGACATCCGCCGTGCCGGTTGCCTCCAGCACCACACCACTCATGGATAACGTGGCGGCGATTGGCGCCGGCACGACCTGGGCACGCGCCGATCACGTCCACCCGGTTGATACCTCGCGTTATGCCGCAAACAACCCGGCGGGCTATGTGACAGCGGCGGCCGCGGCTGCGGCAGCCCCGGTGCAAAGCGTTGCCACCCGCACCGGCGCGGTGACGCTCACCCATACCGACATCACCGACTGGACGGCCACGCTCGCGCCGTATGCGCCGCTGGCCTCGCCCGCCTTCACCGGGACGCCATCGCTGCCAACCGGCACCACCGGCATCACCCAGACGGCAGGGAACAGCACGACGGCGGTCGCCACCACGGCCTTCGTCGCCACAGCGATTTCCACCATTCCACCCAGCGGCACCACCCAGGCATACGTGGACGCGGCTGACGCCCTGCGGGTGCTCAAAGCTGGCGATACGATGACGAACCAACTACAGATCACGGCCCCGGCTAATGCGTCCAGCGTCGGGCAAAACCTGCTGCTGAACGGCAGCGTGTCTCCCACCATTCGCTTTCACGACGGCACCAACCCCGCGTTCGGGATGCTTTATTACGCCGGCAACCTGTGGATGTGCGGATTTAGCACTCCCGCCGGAACGGGCGAGAATGACATCTGCTTTTTCTCCACTGCCGCAATCGAGTTCCGCAAGAACCTGTCGATGGCGAACAATCGCATCAGATTACTTGGTGCCCCGCAAAGCGCGGACGAAGCGGCCAACAGAGGTTACGTCGATGCTGCTGTTCCCGTTGCCTCGTCCACTACCCCAGGCATGGACGCCGCCGCCGCCATCGGCGTTGGCACCACCTGGGCGCGGGCGGATCATATCCACCCGACCGACACCAGCCGCTATGCCGCCAGCAACCCCAGCGGCTACCAGACGGCGGCACAGGTCACGGCGGCGGTGTCTGCGCTGCTGACGATCGCCGCCACCCCGCCCGCCGTCGTCCACGGCAACCTGTGGTGGGACTCTACCGGCGGCCAGCTCTACATCGGTTTCAACGACGGCAACTCCACGCAATGGGTCGCCGCCTCCAGCACGCCGCACTAGGAGATCCGAATCGTGGCACTGGATTTTCCTGCGAGCCCGACCAACGGCCAGACCTTTTCGGGTCCGAACGGCGTCGTGTGGTCATGGGACGGAACGAAATGGATCAACGCCGTCGCCGCCAGCGTGGCCTATGCGCCGATCGACAGCCCGGTATTCACCGGCACGCCCTCGATGCCTGCGGGAGCCGTTGGCGTTACCCAGACGGCGGGCGATAACGACAACAGCCTTGCCACGACCGCCTTCGTCACCAATGCGGTCGGCGCTGTGCCAGGCGGGGCGACGATTGCCCCTACGCCGCCCGCGCTCAATCCTGGGGCGCTGTGGTGGGACAGCACCGGCGGGCAGCTTTACGTTCGGTTCAACGATGGAAACTCAACCCAGTGGACGGCGGCGACGAACATCGCGGGCCTCGCCAATGCCGCCACGCTCACCGATGTCGGTTCCGCACTCAACAACGTCGGCCGCAACCTCATCCACAACAGCCTGATGAATATCGTCCAGCGGGGCACAGGAACATTCGCCACCACTGCAACCTATTCGCTCGACCGTTGGCGTATGGATTTCAGCCTCGATGCTTTCGCTATAAGCCAGACGCAATATAACGACGCACAGCGCGCCATAATAGGCGACGAAGATGCAAATAACTGCATGCTTTGCTCTGTGACAGGCAATGCCGGGGCGGCGGCGTTTTCGCTGTTGTCGCAGCCCATAGAAAATGTGCGGCGGCTCGCGGGAAAGACGGTCATCATCAGCTTCACGGCGCATGCGACAGTTGCCGCGCTCAAAGTAGGCATTGAATTGCGCCAGAGTTTTGGGTCGGGCGGCTCGCCATCGGCTGTTGTTGGCACCACCGTTGCGCCGATCACTTTGACCACATCCCCGGCCCGCTATAGCACGACAGTCACGCTGCCGAGTATCAGCGGCAAGACTCTGGGCACCAACAACGACAGCTTCACGCGGCTGGGCTTGTTTCTCTCGGCAGGCGCCAACACCAACGCGCAGGCGGGTGGCATCGGTGTGCAGTCGGGAACTTTCGTGTTCTGGGGCGTGCAGCTAGAGATCGCCCAGCCCGGCCAGACCCAGCCCACGCCGCTCGAAAAGCGCGATCCGGTGCTCGAATTGCAGCAGTGCCAGCGGTTTTATCAAACTGGTTATGCTCAGATAGCTGGATACATAAGCGCGGGCGCAGGCGCTAACGTAAATATACCATTCCCGGTCCCAATGCGTGCGACGCCAATAATCACGCCGACATGGTCCGTGCAAACAAACTGCGGCAGTTCTACAATCTACAATATAGGGGCCGCATACTTCCAAACATATACAATAGGGGTCGCTTCTGGCGCCTTTACTCTATCTGGTTCCTTCACAGCATCGGCGGACCTGTAGCCATGCCTCCTCTGGATTTCCCCAACAGCCCCGCGACCGGCGCCACCTACACCGGCCCCAACGGCGTCATCTGGCAATACGACGGCGCCAAATGGATCAGCGGCACATCCGCCAACGTGTATGCGGCCATCGCCTCGCCCGTGTTCCTCGGCGATCCCCAGGCGCCCAACCCGGCGGCGGGCGATGCCGACACGTCCATCGCCACGACGGCGTTCGTCGCGGCTGCCGTTGCGACATCGCTGCATGACGTGGGGCGCAACTACATCCACAACAGCATGTTCAACATCCAACAGCGGGGCAATGGGCCATTCACCGCGAACGCCGTCTGGTCACTGGATCGGTGGAAGCAGATTTTGTCGCTCGATACCGTGAGCGTGATACCGGGCGGGTTATCGGACGCAGACCGAACCCAGATCGGTGACGAGGCTGCGATCTATGCCCTGTCCAACACTTTCACTGGCAACGCTGGGACAGGTGCTTACAACTTCATCACACAGGGCATCGAGAGCGTCCGTCGTTTAGCGGGCAAGACGGTAACAGTATCGTTCTGGGCGAAAGCGGGCAGCGGGACGCTGAAACTTGGTGTGAATATTCAGCAGATATTCGGCACTGGCGGTTCACCTTCGGCTGCGGGTTGGGCTTTGACCACCGGGATTGCGTCTACCTTGAACACGACATGGGCGCGCTACACCGCGACGATTGCCGTGCCATCGGCTGCGGGCAAGACGACTGGCACCAACAACGACAGCAGCACAGTGCTGGCTTTTTGGTTTTCCTGTGGCACGGACAACAACGCCGTGGCCGGCAACATCGGCGTCCAATCCGGGACCATAATCATCTGGGGCGTCCAGCTTGAACTCGGCCCCACGGCCACGCCGCTCGAAAAGCTCGATCCGGTTACGGACCTGCAACGGTGCCAGCGGTTTTATCAAACGGGTTTCATACAACTGGCCGGCAACGCGGCGGCGGGTGCGGGTAACAACTGCACCATACCCTTCCCGGTCACGATGCGAGGAATGCCAGCCGTTACGCCTACGTTCACCAACCAAACCAACTGTAGTGGCTCCACTATCTATGTCATAAGCCCCGGATTTTACCAGCCATACACGATAGGGACTGCTGCGGGGGGCTATACGGTTATTGGCACTTTCACCGCCAGCGCGGACCTATGAACATGATCAGCATCCTCATCTATATCCTCATACTTTGTTTGGTGTTCGGAGTTATTTATTACGTTATAACTCTGATCCCGCTGCCCGCGCCATTCGCGTTGATCGCCCAGGTGATCCTCGCCCTGGTGCTGGTCCTGTGCCTGCTGGACATCCTCCTCGGCGGGCGCTTCGTCGGCGGGCCATGGAGGCTGCCGCCATGATCAGCCCCCGCGCCCTCTACTACACCACCATCGGTTTGACCTTCCTCGCCCTCTACACTGGCGGATGGCTTCCGTGAGATGGCTGATGAACTACCGCCCCCGCCCAAGCGCCCCACATGGCTCACGCTTTCCGTCGCGGGCGCGGCTGTCTCCGTCATCATCTACGTGTTCGTCATCGGCAGCGAAATAGGAACCATGCGCCAGCAAACAACCGGCCATGAGCTACGCATCACGGCGCTGGAAACGCACGGGTCCGGCCCGGTTCAGTCCGCCGCCGCCAAGGTGGACGCCGTGACCGCGAGGGCTGACCGGATATTGACCGAGCTGCTCGCCATGCAGAAACAGATCGCCGAGCTTCAGTCCGGCCAGCAAAGCAACGCCCTCGTCCTGCAACGGCTGCAAGAGGACATGGCCAAGGAACGGCGGCCGTGAGCGAGTTCGACCGCGAAGGCCCGGTCTGGCGCAAGGCCCCGCTGGTCGAAGCGCCGCCATTCATCCATGCGTTATATTCGGAGGTCGTCGGCATGCTCGCCGTCAACCGCAACGCAGAAGCCCGCGACGCCATCGCCACGCTATACGCTTGGGTGCTCAATAACTACCCGCCATTCCATCCCGGCCCACCATCGGACATCGCCGCATGAACCAGATGGCACCCACCCAGCCCATGCCGATCTCGGCGGAAACGCGGCTCACCGTGACGCTGACCGCCGCCGCCTGGAACGTCGTCATGGCGCATCTCGATGAAGGCCCGCGCCGCGTCGTCAATGCCATCTGGAACGACATCAACGCTCAGCTCTCCCTCGGCGCGCAGCAGGCCCAACGCCCGGACGCTCGCCAGACGAGCGAGGAGCACTGATGCAACACTCGATCACCTTGCCCTATCGCCGCACCTCGCCGGTCCACGTCCCGCGCGCCGATCTGGTGCTGTCGGCCGCCGATAGCCTGCTGCTCACCGTTGTCGTGGTCGAAAGCGACCACCCATCCGCCCAGGCGATCGTGCTGCACACCGACGAGAACGGCCCGTCAATGCAGCTCGTCCTCTGGGACGACGCGGACTACGGCTACGGCTGGGGCGACTATCAACGCGCCTGGGCGCCTGGGCTGCTGCTGCGATCCACTCCCGGCACGCCCGGCACCGCCGCAGGCAGTTGGGACTTCCATATCGCCACCGGCAGCTTCGCGGACTTCCCGCTGCGCTGCGGCTGGGCAATCCTGCTGCTGTGGAACAACGGCGCGAAATCGTCGGTGCTGGCGCAAGGCATCGCCTCATTCCTGCGGCCCTACTTCACCGGCACGCCGATCACCGCAATTCCGATCGAGCCCGAGCCGCCGATCACCCCGCCCGGCCCGCCCGCGCATCTCGGGCTGATGACCGACGATCTGCACCCGATGGTTATGTCCAACGATCCCACGCGGAAACTGGAGACGTCATAAAATGTCCGGCACTAACATTCGCGTCATCGACCTTCCCGACTTGGGCGCCGTCACCGATGCCAGTTCCTTCGTGATCGACAAGGCCACCGCCACCGGAAGGTTCTCGGCGCTGGCGGTGAAAACCTATTGCGCAGTTACCACCTTGCCCGACGCGCCCAGCAACAACACCCCATACGGCCGCATGAACGCTGCCTGGACGCCGGTGCTATCGGACGCACCGAGCAACAACCTGCCATATGCGAGATTGAACGCGACGTGGTCCCCGGTGGTGCCCGAGGCGCCGTTGACCGGCTCGATCTACGGCCGCGGCAATTCGGGCTGGACCCCGGTGCTGCCGATCACCGGCGGGACGATCAGCGGCAGTCTCGGCACCACCAGCAACATGACGGTCGGCGGCGGGCTCTATACCCAGTTTGTATTGTTGTCGGCGACCAATGCCTACGAATGGCAGTTCTCCGTTCAGCCGGGAACAGGTCATCACATCCAGCAGCATCGCAGCGGCTGGTATGACCTGTGGGCCTCCGATACCGGAATACGCAGTTGGGTCGGCCCCAGCGGCGTCATGATGTCGCTATCCGGCAGCGGGCTCAATGTCACCGCCGATCTCAACTGCACCGGCTCGCTCTACGTCCCCGGCAATATCACCGGCGCCACCGCCGTCTGGCAAACGGCGGGAACCTTCGGATTCGCCCCCGGCGGGACCGGCCGCAAGTTCTTCTACAGCCCGTCCTATTACTGGGAGTGGAACCAGACCACCGGCATGCTGAATTGGATAAGCAACGGCACGCCGATGTGGAACATGCGTGCGAGCGATGGCCTCACCTTCAACTCCGTCGCGGCGGTGGGCGGCGTCGGCGCCTATGTCAACTCCTCTGATCGGCGAATGAAGACGGGCATTGCGCCCACCAACAAGGGCCTCGCCGAGATCATCCAGCTCCAGCCGGTCAGCTTCACCCGCTCCGATCCCACGACTGGCGCACAGGAGGAAATCGGGTTCGTCGCCCAGGACGTGCAACCGATCCTACCCGAGGCGGTGTGGCAGATGGGCATTCCGCTGCGTGATGGCACGGGCGGGCTGGATTCGGCAGACCCGACGCTGGCGATCTCCGAGGCCACCATCTCCGCGATAAGCGTGAATGCGATCAAGGAACTGAACAGCATCATCACGGCATTGACGGCGCGCATCGCGGCGCTGGAGAACCCCGCCTGATGTCCGACGCGCTTGCCACGCTGCGGAGTGCGCTTTCCCCTAAAGCCGGGATGAAGCGGATTCCGTTCCCGCTGGAGAGCTATCAGCACCCGAGCCTGCCGCTGTCGGCTAAACGCTTGTTGAACCTTATGGCAGAGCAGGCGCCGGCCGATGCACGCACTGCGGCTGCGCTGGTGTCCACCCCGACGCTGCAACCCTACCTCACGGTCGGCACCGGCCCGATCCTGGCGATGAACGATGAACAGCCCGGCGTCATCTACGTCGTCAGCGGGACCAAGGCTTACCGCATCACCTTCTCGCCCGCAGGCGTGCCCACCGCCACGCTCCTCGCCGATGTCGGCACCGCCAACGCGGGCACCTCGCCGTGGAATAACTTCGTGACGATTGCGGCAGGCCCCACCGCCTGCGTGATCTGCGTTCCGCCGCGGGCCTATACCTGCGCGCACCTGCCCGGCTCGGCGCTCAACCAAATCACCGACCCCGATTTCCCCGGCGCATCGAGCGTCTGCTACGTGGACGGCTACTTTGCGTTCTCATCGCTCGGCGACACCGCACAATGGTTCATCTCGCTGCTGCTCAATCCGGCCAGCTTCAGCGCGCTGGACTTCGCATTCTCCGACGCGACGCCGAACGTCATCCGCCGCGTGATCGCGCACCGGGGCCAGGTCTGGACCATCGGCGAGTCCGGCTTTGAAGTCTGGTATGACGCGGGAAAGCCCGACTTTCCGTTCCGGCGCGCATCCGGCGGCGTCATACCGATCGGCACCGGATCTCCGATGAGCGTGTGCAAGGCTGACCAGGGTGTGTGGTGGGTCGGCATTGACGGGCTGGTCTGGCGCTCCGAGGGCTACACCCCGAAACGGGTCAGCACCCACGCCATCGAGGCGATCGTCGGTCCTAACATGGTCGGGCTCACCGCCGTCGCCCATCCCTATCGCGGGCACTGGTTCTATTGCCTGACCACGATCGATAACCGCACCGTCTGCTATGACGTCACCACCGGGGCATGGCATGAGCGCAGCACCAGCACGGACGGCGCCGGGCCATGGAAGGCGGGAGTCGCGGCGGCGGACAACAACAGCCTGCACCTGCTCGGGGATCGGACGACCGGCGATCTCTATACGCTGTCGATGTGGTCCACCGACGCGGGCGTCACCATCATGCGGCAGGCGACGCTGCCCACCGTTTGGGCGGCAACCAATCGCGGCTTTTGCTCGCGCGTCGAGATCGAGATGGAGAGCGGCGGCACGAACTCGCCCGGCCCGGTAACGCTCGAATGGAGCGACGACGGGGCGCGGACGTGGAAGGCCCCGCGGACGATGCAGGCCGGGGCGCCGGGCGATTACACCCACCGCGTTTACACGACGCGGCTGGGATCGTTCAGGCAGCGCACGTTCCGCATCACGACGCATGGCGGGGTGGTCCGGCTATACGCGGTTGACGCCGACATCTCAGTCTTTCCGCAGGCGGCCGCGTGATGGCAGTCACCCCCCGCCTCATCGAGCCGCCATTCTACGACCCGCCGATCTCGAATTACGACAGCGGGCAGCAGCACTCGCAGGCGTGGACGGAATACCACCAGTCCGTTGCCGATCGGCTGGCCGCTATCAATGCCGGGATCACCGATGGCTCCGAGGCCGCCGCTGGCAACGTCGGCGAGGTCATGGCAACCACCGGCGGCGCAGTCGCGATGATCACCAACACCGCCACCAACCTTGCCTCGCTCGCCCTGACGCCGGGCGACTGGGACGTGTCCGGATCGGTGGTATTCACGGCGGGCGCCGGGACGCATAGCTACTTCGGCGTCGGGATCACCAGCATCGACATCTTCGATTTCGCCACCTACCCCGCCACGGCGATCAACCAGATGATGCCGACCACCACGCGCCGGGTGAACGTCACCACCGCAACGACCGTATGGGTGGTGGCGCAGGCGGGCTTTACGGGGACGATGACCGGCACCGGCACGATCAGAGCCAGGCGGATGCGCTAGATGCGGCGCTTCCTCAAGATCTCCGATGGCGTCGAGCCGCTGCCGCTGCGGCTGGAGCTGGCGCGCAACGAGCACCTGTGGGACCAGCGGCCTGACCGGCGAATCTACGCGGGATCACCGCACGCCGCCATGACGGACATCACCGTGCGCTACATGCCCGAGGCCGACCTGACCGACCTTGAGGTGCGGCGGCGCGAGCATCGCAACGTCTTCTGGCCCGCCTGGCACGCGCTGCCCTCGCTGCGCCCGGTGGTGTTCGGCCTGATGGCGCGGGTTATGGCGGTGGAGCTGGGTTCGATCCTCATCACGCGCCTGCCCCCCGGCAAGAGCATCGAGCCGCACAGCGACGCGGGCAACTGGGCGCCGGAATACTACGACCTCAAAGCGCACTGGACAGTGCAGGGCTCGGCGCTGGTGACGTGCGAGGACGAGGCGTGCTGGTTCCATACCGGCGC